TTCGCCGGTAAACAAATCCGCTATTGAATCTTCGCTATTTTCCAAAACAGCATCGTTGAAATTTATATCTGATAGTGCCGCATCACTTGCTCCGTATTGAACATCTAAACTATTCAAGAAGTTAATCGACATCTTCGGCACTCTGGTAATCATCCCCTGCGAAGAACCGTAAGGCGTTCCCGTTACCATCCGCATAGGAACAAGTTTGCTTCTGTATTTCTTTCCAACGTGCGCCTTTTGTGCTGTTTTAGTTGTGCCGTCAAGTTTCAAAGTTATAGCGCCAGAACTAACAACGGCATCATCGAATACAACGCCATCAGCAAGGACAGAAACTGTTTCGCCATTAAGATACGACAAACCGGATACGGTTGAAAATCTGTCGCCGGACATTACAGACTGGCCTTCCCAAGTTACATCATAGCCATTAGAAGTTACTTTTTCAGCAGTTGAATACGTCAGGCCGCAATCGAGGAAATAAGCATCGTTGATATAATTACCGAAGTTGCGATTTGCAAACTTCTCAATAAACACGGTTTCTGTTCCAGAGATATTTCTTTTTACTGCAATCCACACTTCATCTTCGGTAATACCAGGTATAACACAAACACTCTTAACGATACCGTCTATCGGAACTTTGAACCAAGCTATAACTTTTTCTGCCTTCTCATAAACCATAGCAACAAGCGAACCATCGTCAAGGCAACACCATACTATTGAATCTGGATTGTGTTGGTAAGCAACACAAGTTATACCTGAATCGGTGATATGTTCAGCCATTGCAGTTAGGTCAAGTGAACGGTACTTATCGCCATCGTAAACTAATTCTCTTAATTTCCTGCCAACGGAATCCACGAATAACATCTGGTCGTTGATTGTTATTGACTGGATATTATTACTGCCGTGAGTTGACTGTTTCCTGACGGTAGCATTTGTTGGCGTAATAAACTGTTCCATTTTATTAGAACCAACACGCCATTCATCACCGGAAGTCCCAATAACCAACGCTTCCTGTGCTTCAATCCATCTTGCATCATTGGCAGTAGGTACTACTCTATCGAATGAATCAGCGTCTTTTACGTCACTCTCGAAATCCTCGTAGTCTCCCGTTTGGCTTAACCATACTTTCAGTAGTTTAGGTTCGACGTGACCAGGTACGTTATCGAATAAAACCTGTGTCTGAATATCAGTCATTCCAAGATATGAGCATCTATCTTCAAAGAAAGCAACTGAACAGGGATAACCACGCAAAGGCGACCACGCGCCTTCTGCCCAACGACGTGTAGCAGCAGTTGTTCCAATACCAGATACTACAATTATATTGGCGGAAGATGAGTCGATTATAGATAAAATTCTTACCACGCAATCTTGTGTACCATTGGTAACTGTTATGTTAGCCCGTAAATAATAATCTTTATCAGTTGGTATGCAGGCCGTAACGACCGCACGATATTGAACATTATCAGCTTCTTCTATTCTGGTAAGTGATATATTTATATCGTGGTCCCAATCCTGAATATCAACAGTTTCCCATCCGCCGCCATTTTCGTTTCTTTGAAGTTCGACCGTCGCAGAATTTATATGGGCCTGCAATGTATATCTCATTGAACCTTTTATGTCTATCGCCGGACAGATAATGAACGGCAGTGCGGTTCTTGGTGTGTAAGTTCCAGTAGTGCCAAAACCTGATAATCTACTACCTTTTGCCCAACTACCTTCGCTGACTTTATTTGTTCTTGGATAAGTGAGTTTGAATAATGAACCAATATGACCATTCTCAAAGAAATTAACGGCAACGGGAGTTGGAGAAGTGTCGTCAACACAGGACATCGTGCCATAGAAATTAACCGTAGGAGTTGTAACGGCCTGAGAAACAAATTTCAAAGACTGGTCTGGCGCGTTATAAATACTCCACGATGTTCCTGGGCTATTTGCGTTCCAGGTTCTACCATAATAAGTACTGCTACTATCATTTATTCTTTGCCAACCAACAGAATTACCAGAACTACTTCCAGTTGCAAAAACAACAACTGAATATAATTCATTGGCAGTAAGAACAATCGGTGTGGAAAATGTAATTAAAACCCAATCGGCATTTGTTAATGGGACAAGAGACAAATCTACCGTAGATGTCGCTAAAACGGAAGTCGAAATCGGACTCCCAACAAGTTCATCATTGTTTGTCGTATCCCATATTTGGACATTAGTAACACCTGGAGTTCCAGCTTTTACCAAATATAAATACAAAGAAGATAAAGTAATATCATACGGACAAGTAAATGTTTGTGCAAAATAAGTTGTGTCATTGAATTGTCTTACTGTGCCTCCTGGTGTAGTAATATCACCAAAACTAACTGTTCCATCTATTACCATCAACGCCGTATCTGTAACATTGGGGCTTACGAGGTCATTTCTGGTAAGGAACGGCCCTTTGGTGAATTCTATTTCATTAAGAGCGAAACTCGATGAACTTGTTCTGGTCAATTTATATTGCGGATAACTCTTGTGTGTAATCCACATCGTATCGCCAAGCTGCCTGATATGCAGGTCAGGTATATCGGCGGCAAGATATGGAGTAGTTAAAACATTCAAGGTGGTCGTTACTTCGCTACCATTGTCATAAACAACTTCTTCTTCGTCTGTAACTGTGCTAAATGCTCTAAGGTACTGGTCGCCAAGTTCAACAGAATAAGCAACTGTCGATGAAAATATGAATGGTATCAATCTGATAACATCTTCGGTTTCGTCGTATTGAGTAGAAATCTTATGAGTTCCAGGACGACGAGTAGCGCAACCATAAATTTCGGGGATAAAACCTTCCAAATGCCTACAGGAGGACGAATAGGATTCTACATCAGCCCGTGCATCAATCTTCGGCGACACTTCGCCTTTATTAAACGACAATATAGGGATATTTGACATTACTTCAAGAATCCAAATAGATAAACTGTTCCAGCTACCGCATTTCCGCCAGTAGTGACGTCAATTTTGATTATAGTTCCAGCGGGATAAACCTTTATTTTAAGGGGAGTAGCAGATGGCAGTGGTTTAATAAGAATAATGTCGTTGGCGGCGTCGAGATTATCGCCGTTAATAACTCCGGTTGTAACAATAGTGCCAGCGGAAAAATCCGCTAACGCAGTTGACCTTCCGATTGTAAATACCAAAGCCGCGCCAACGTCTGCGCCAGCTTCCAGCCACACTTCCGTTACAATGCAACTCTTGCCGGAAGGCACTGTATAAAGAGGTGTAGCGGCAACAGCAGCCAAACTCGTTATGCTTGTCGTACTCAACAGTTTTATACAATTCTCGCTTAGTTCTGACATATTAAATCTCTTTCATATACGTTGGAACGTAACCAACTTCAGATGAACTTAACTGTTTTGGCTGACCGTGTTCGTCCAATCCGGTTTCGTCTATTGTCTGTTTAGACGAACCTTGTCCTGTAACCAAAGTCAAACTATCTATGCTGTCTTGGAAATCACCCCAGAAATCGACATCAACGGTATATTCCTGCGCACCAACAACGTCGCCAATACTGGTAACTTTTAATTGAGTTTCGTCACCTGAAAAAACCAGTTCGCCCTCATAGTTTACTATGTCGTTTTCCCAATAGATGTAATCGTAACCAAGAATATAAACTTGTTCGCCTTCGTAGGTTACAAATTCCGCGTTGTAGGCAATTATTTCATCACCAGCGACGGGGTCGGTAGCGGGGGATGCCCCGTAATAACCTTCGGCCAACTCAGGCAATGGCTGGTATGGTTCTCCGCGACCACTGCCATCAGGTTGAAAAACGGTAAATACGAGATTGTAGCCAGTTATATAGCCTATTTTAACTTCATACATTAGTATAAAGTTCCATATAGGAATAATTTCGCATCAGTTGAGCCACTTACATCTGCCGTTGTCACGTCCAAGTGAATGACTACTCCGGCGGCATAAGTCGATTGTGCTACTGGTACAGTTGCGTGAGGAACTGGCATTATAATAACCGAATCCCCGACGATACAATTAGTCAACGTCTGTGCGCCAACAAAATCTGTCGCTGCGCCAGACCTGCCAATGGTTACTACGGCGGTCGAGCTTTCAAGTGCGCCGCAAACAATATGCGCGCTATGAAGGATACAAGTTTTGCCTACGGGAACAGTATAAAGAACTGTCTGGGTAGCCGTAGCCAGACTTACCGTAGTTGTAGATAACAACGACAATGCTTTTTCTTTCAAATCTGCCACTGCTAATCTCCTTAAAATTTGTATTGTTTATTCAAATCTTGCAAGAAGCCAATCGCTTCGACCCGACTTCTTCGTTTCAACTGTGCAAACAAGCCCTGCTTTTCTTTCCACCTTTTCTAATTCCCTGTCCAGTCGTTCTGCAAATGACGTTGTTTGCGTTCCAGCCAATACAGGCAGTAATGTTTGAGCTAATCTTAATTTAACAACCTCATAAAACAATGAATCGAACTCCGCAGGGTCAGTAATATTCCTGACGTATTCGATATTTACCTCATCTGAATCGGACAATAACCGACGGCCTTGAATTGCCCATTCGTAGTCGCTTTCGGTTTCTTCCCAGTTTTTTGTTAATCGCTGGTAATCATCCGGCAATTCATACTGGTAATCGTATCGAAACGCCGGTGTTATCGAAGTAACGGTGATTACGCCGGTTGTTTCATCACTTGTCGAACTGTCATACCATACGACATTCTCTCCTTCGTAAGTCAGCGGCAATCCTTCCCAAAGAACATCATAGACCGTAGCATTTGTCAGAGTTTCAGAAGTTTCAAAATCTCCGGTCTGATAGATAATCTCGTATTGGCTTGGCGAAGTTACGGTTAGAATCTCCGCAGTATTACCCGATGTAATGCCCGTAATAATGTCGCCGACAATCCAGGTATCAGGCAATGGCTGGTGGTCAAGCGTCAGTGTCTTAATCTGAACAAGCGTCGCCTGCGCTATAGCGAAAGTCCATTCCTGAGAACGAAGCAGAGAATCGCGGGTTTGAAAAAAATGAAGATACGCCTGCGCATAGTTGTTGTACTTCACGTTGCCATTATCTGAATCGGCTATTATCGTTGCGCCAATTCTTCCCAAACCTTGATTCACCAATGCGAGTTCATTTGCTGTAAAGGCCATAATACACCTTCAAATAAGCTGGCGGGTGGAGGAGGAGGAAGCCCCGCCAGCCGGAGCGAAAAATGACTACGGTTCTGTTGAACCTTCCATAATAATATGTATCGGCGCGGCTGACTCCTCGTCGATATTTATGGCCGTGCCAGCAGGCACTTTCAAGGGACTCTTAAATTCGTACTCGAAAGTCGAATTGTAATCCGTCAAATCAACCGGCCCTATCAAAGCAGTCGCCGCCGTATTTATCTGAATCCATTTTGCGGTAGTGCCAGGACAGCAATCGACTCGTATCTTTTTAATGAAATGACATTTGCCTGTTACTGCCGCTTTGAGTTCTTCATTGCCAGTAGCGTCGGCGGAATAAGCACAAACCAACCAGTTACTCCCGCTTCCAGTATTGGCAACATCATTAAGCGTAATAGCCATTGTTAATCTCCTTGACTAATTGCATTTATTTTCTTATAATTACAAACATTATGAACGCAATAAAACGAGCAAAGGCACAGAAGAAATATAGAAATTCCCAAAAAGGCGTAATTGCTAACAAGAGATACAACCAAAGTCCTAAGGGCAAAACAAATCGAATTGAGTGCGTTGTAAGGCATCAAAAAAAACATCCCGAACAAGCAAAGGCCAGATACGCAGTGGCGCAAGCCGTTGTATCCGGCAAATTGTTTCCTCCGCAAATTTATGTTTGTGTAAAATGCCAGAAAACCCCCGCACAACACTACCATCATTATCTTGGGTATTCTAAACATAACCATTTGGACGTTATTCCTATCTGCGCTAAATGTCATAAATCAGTTCATTTTAGTCATCAATAAGTTTCCCGTGCTTATCACGCGGCCATACATTAAATTTTGTTTTGCCAAATGGCACAGTCGTCATAATCTTTGTCGCATAAGGCATTTCGCCAAAGCGGGTTGTGTAACCCGCCCTGGCGTTACGCCTCAAAACCTCATCTTTGAGGTCTTTTTCATTCACGTTGTCCGGCACAAGTTCGCTTCGCATACTATTCGCCTGCTTTTTCTTTTTCGGCCTGCGCCTTTTCGACGGCTTCCCTTGCCTCTCGATTGGCCTTCATAACTGCCTGTCTTTCAGGTGAATCCATATTTTTACCCTTTCAAAAAAGTATGGGCGGCAGTTTTCCACCGCCCATCGTTAAATTAAATTGAAATCTGCAACATCACAAGCGGAACCGCGCCAGTGCCGGAAGCAGTAGAATCGATAATAAACCCTGCGGGCTGATAACCTGTTTCCATAGTTAGAGCTGTCGCGCCGTTTACTGTGCCGTCGCCGACAAAGCAAACTATGCGGTCGTTGGCGGAATTGCCTGGAACGCTGTCTCCGCCACCGGCAACGACATAACACGGCCCCCACGTCTGAACCCACCCGTTGTAAGTGCTGGTTCTATTTATCGTGGGAACTCCCATAACGGCGTTGTAATCCAGCGAACCCTTACCGAGATAACGGTATGGGTTCAATACCATATCGGCCCAGGCAGACACGGTATATGCCGCAACAAGAGGCCCATCGAGCGTTACGGTAATCACACCGCCAGCCGTTGAAACATAATCGTTAGCGACAATCATTCGGGTAACAGCCGAACCTGCGCCTTCCTGAATCTCGATGTAGCCGCCGACAAGTTCGTCTTTCTCTATCGCGCCACCGCCATAGCCATTTGTGTTGGCGATGGTGATTCTAATTTTGCTATCGCCGGCAACTGTGGCGTAGGGAAGAACTGCGCCATTTTGCGTTGCTACGGTTGTGTAATTGAAAGCGCCGTAGCTTGACAGCAACGCCGTTTTGCTGCCGGAATAACGGAATACACGACCATCAAAGGTCATCAGTCGCTTGCCATACCAGAACAACTGGTCTGAGCTTTCATTGTAAAGACCGTTATCTACCGGCCTTCCTGCAAATTCCTGGTCTAAGCTCAAGCTAAGAGCCGAAGTGCTTAATTCGGTTGACATATTTTTTTCTCCTTAAAAAAGGATTCGTTCTTGTTTAGTAGTTACTGGACGAGAAATCCATCGTCTGAGCTTTCAGTAGCGGGAACAGGACTACGCCAGGCCCCTGCAATCTAACCGCGCCGACGAATTTTTCGGCCTGCGCCAAAACACTGTTGAGTTTTGTCGGCACTGTATCGACCGATGTAGTAAGGTCTTTGTTTCGAGCCAGCAACATTGCCTGTTTCTGATATGCGCAACAGTTGTAGGCCGGAGTGGTGGTACATTCGGCATTAACGGCAAATCTGTCCGCAGGCAGCCATTTGAAGTTAAAGCCCATAAAGCCAGGCAGTTCCCCGCCCACAAGCGCTTTAACGCTGTTGTAATCGTAACTGCCGAGCTTTGTCGAACCGAGCAGATACCATTTCTGGCTAACAGGCGCGACAAGGGTTCTATCCTCTTTCGGAACGCTTGCATCATCCATCAAATCGCCGATAGTGGCAATTTTGGCAAGCGTAAGGCCGGTCGAGGTTACATTTGTGAAGGTGCTTCCGGCATCAACAACTGTGCCGGTGCTTTCGAGCAGTCGACATTCACCAACAGCATAAGGAAGAACGGCTGTATCGCCGTCTTTGCCCGTATATACGGTGGCATAAGCAGCTTGCAGGATACGTTCATCATCTGCTCTATTGGCGGCACAAACTGCCTGCTTGATAATATCGCTGGTTGGGTCTTTGAGCGTTTTGATTTTATCCCAGGTATCCACATACTCGCCCCAGTTCCATCTGTGCAGAACATTTTTCCGGCGAGTGTATGGGGTTGGGATATTGGGGGTTTCAGAACCGCGCGGCAAGTCCCACTGTCCGCTTGTCGGGCCGACGAAATCCCAAAACTTCATTTCGCCTTCCTGAAATTCGTTGCGAACAGTGTCCCGCAACTCCGATGTCATCTGCTGAAATAAATACTCAAAGACATTTGAGTATGTTACTTTGAAAGCAGTATCAATGCTTATCGGTAAAGACATTTCAAATCTCCTTAAAAATAGTTTTCAAAGTTGTTGATAACCACTATCGGGAGATTTGGCTTTCGCGTTCTTCCTGCATTTACCGTCTGCTGGACGTTGCGTTTAAGGCCGCGTGCCTGCCGGTCTCTTGCGAGTTGACGGCTATACGGGATGCAATCTTTTCATCAGCATATCCCGTTGAGCTACAAGTTGGTCATACCTGTCTCTGTCTCGCTTGTCAAGCGAACTTTTCAATTTAACATTATCGTAAACTTCCTTTTCGGCATCTTCGACCTGCTGCTTCAAACTCTTTGCGGCAGTTCCAGTACCTTCCGGTATCAAACCTGAATCCTCTATGCCGAATTTTTCCTGAACGCTTGCGAACAAGTCGTTGAGCAAGACGTTTAATCCGGCAAATTCAGGAACATTTATGCCGCCGCTCCTGCCAATGACATTGCCTTTGTCGTCTTTGACTTCTTTGCCGAACAGTTCTTCATATTTGCCTTTGTTCCAGTGGCCGACCACTTTTGTTATAAATTCTTTGGCAAGTTCAACCCTGACGGGGGCCTGGTCGCCGTATTCGCCGTTGAATTTATTTTCAGCATCAGATACTTGCCTTGCCAATTCCTCATCAACGGCCTTTTCGACTGTTCGCAAGTGGTTTTCGAATATATTCATCGCAACAGCCGCTTGTGCAGGCGTATAATGCGCCTTGTTTAGTTCGTCAAATGTTCCCTTTAGAAATTCAGGACTTAAATCCTCGCTCGAAATATCTTCCGGCGGTTTATACTGGTATCCCGTCCCATCCTTCGGCACGCCCATAGCTACGCGGAAATTGTCAATCTCCGTCGGCGTTGATTTCTCATTTATCGGCAAAACGCCCTTGCCGCTCCGGTATTTGCCAAGTTCGACCGACGCATTGCCGACGTATTTCAGCAAGCTCTGCGTATCTGTGAAAATATCATATACCTTATTGCTTCTTAAATCTTCCGGCACAAGTTCCTTGAATCTTTCCGTGAATTTGCCGTCTTTAGCTATGTAATCTGAAACGTCGAAGGCATCGGCCTGTGCAGGTTGCGTTACTGTCGTTACTGGCGCAGTTGTCGCTACCGTCGCTGTTGACCCTGTTTCCGCAGGGGTCTGCGTTGAGGTTGCTACTGCTTCGTCTGGCATAATCACTCCTCACTCGTAATATAGTTTTGTTCTTTGACTGGTTCAGGTTTCGGTTTATTCAAATCTGTTTCAATAAGTTCTCTTATTCGCAATATCACGGCACGCTTGCCCTGATTTATATGTTCATAATGAACAACATTTACATCATCAAAGCTGTCTTTGCCGCCCCTGACGAAAGTGCTTCGTTTCTCAAAGCAAAATCCAGATAGATAATCGAGCAGGATTTTGCCGGATTCACTGCCTGCTACCGTCTGCGCGGCGCTAACAAGTTTTGTTTCTGCATCCGTCATTTATGCCATTCTGCGATTCATCATTACCAAACGGGCAAGAGCGCTCTTTTTGTCCTTTTTCTTCTCCGACGGTTTGTTGGGGTCTGGTTTTTGGTTAGGGTCAAAAATCTTGTCGCCCTTTTCCCACGCCTTTCTCATTGTTGGCATTTTTAATTTCTCCTTTTAAGTTTTGCCCTTCGCTTCAACGCGCTTAGCTTGTGAGTTCCAGCTATCGTGCCTTTATTTTGGCTGGCATAGAAAACCGACTTGCCCTTTTCAGAGCCATATTCGGCCTTCATATTAGCCATTATCTTATTGCCTTTTGCGGTCAATGGCATATAATACCTCTATGAAAAAATGTTCCAGATGCAAAAAATCTAAACCCTTGTCCGACTTCAAAAATGGTATCTGCCATCTTTGCAATTCTTGTAGAAAGAAATGCTCTAAGTATTCTAATAAAACCGATGCTGCTAAAAAAACCAAAAAGAAATTTGCCATTAGCGATAGAGGCAAAGAACTTCACCGTCAATACTCTAAAGAATACAACAGACAACATCCAGAAATTATCTCGGCGCATACTATTGTCAATCACGCCATTCGAGACGGAAAACTCAAGAAACCTAATAAATTTAATTGTGGTCGGTGCGGCGAACAAAAGGCGCAAGTATATCATCACCCCGATTATTCGAGGCCACTTGAAATAGCTCCTTTGTGTAAAGAATGTCATAGATTTATTCATTTACCTGCCCCTACTAATTCAGCCGCAGGACTTCCCTGTTCTGGCGACTTAGTCGTATCCGAGTAACTCTTTGAAGCAATTTGCATCGCCATCGCTGCTTTTTGCTGAACTTCTTCTTGAGCGCGTTTTTGTCTCAATATGGCCTTTTCTTCTGGTGTGTTCAAATGTTCAACTCGCATCCCGTAGTTGACCAAAATATCAGGCATTGCACGGTCAAGATTTATTTCATCTCGAACCTCTGGAAACACGGCAGCCATATTACCTACCAGTCCCATACCCCTCTCGAAACCGCGAGACTGCATATCCCGAAGCGCCATAGCGAGTTCGCCTTCGTATTCAATGCCGTAATTCTGGCCTCTAAGCTCGGTTGGCGGGGCGGATATTTTGCCTTTGCGAATAAGAAGATTTATTACCCTTGTCAGTTCCGGCGTAAATCCTTCATTTTCAATTCGAGATACCGGCGAAATAAGCTGTCGCAATCCCTCTTTGTATCGCAACTCAAGTTCAAGTTGAACTCGCCTGTCGCCTTTTAGATTCCCGAACTGCGAAAAGATTTCGCCGTAAAAACCCTCGTTTTTAATGAGACTTTGCTGCATCTCAATAATGTCTTTTGTAATTGGGAAATTACCGTTAAGATTGCCGCCTCCAAGTGGCCTAATTGAATTTACTTCCAAGACATTAGTTCTGCCGCCTGGCGAAATGTTTACCTCGCCTTCGACATTATTGGCAACTACTTCATACGGTTGCCTGTTATGCCGATTGCCGCACTCAAGAAAATCCTTTCGCATCTGCTGTAGTTCTTTTATGGCGGAAAGCAACGCAAGCCCGCGACCCCTGCCCCATTTTTCACAGGATGCTTGCTCCCATCGGGGAACAGAGAATGGAAATTCTTCGTAGCCTCCTTCCTTGATTACCTTCTTTTCCTGAACATTAACGAAAACGCTCTCGAATGGCATATTAAGTTTGTTAATTAACTTAAAGGTTTTCCTGTATCTTGGCCGGACGATATGAATTATCGGGAACAACTTGCTTTCGGTCTCAAGTTTCTCTGCGGCCTTGACTACCAGTTCGCCTGGGTCGGAATACTTGTCGCATAGTTGACGAGCAGTGCGCTCATACGATAAAATCATACAATCGACCACGCCCTCCTCGTCCTGCTTGAAAGTGAACTGCGAAACGTGCCAGTCCTTGAAAATCAGCTTTTGCTTCTTATCACTCCATTCGCATAAAGAATTGCCCGTCCCGAACCCGATGCAGGATTTGATAGTATTGTGTTTCTGCATCATATAATTGCTTGCAAAAAGATAATCGTGAGCAATCTCGACCGCCTTTGCGCACCACATTTTCGAGTTATGGGTTTGCGCTCTTTGTGGGTCTTGAACTTTTATACCAAAGAAAAATCGCTCTCTCGGTATCCACGCGCCAATAAAACTGGATGTCGCCCTGTCCAAAGCAAATACGGCAGTCGGGTCGCGTATCTCAAGAGATTTATCTTCGCCTGGCGTCCTCTTTGTAGTGATTTGATTTTCAACGGGGTATCCGATATTGGCAAATTGCTGGTATAAATCCATAAAATTAGACGCCTTGCTCTTTTCGGATTCCGCCATCGCAATTATTTGAACTGCCTTATTGTCCTCGTAACTCATACAATCGTCATACACCTTATAAATGTTAAATGCAAGCTAAATCTTGACATCTTCGCATTTGCAGAACTTCAAACCCGTATTTTGGTCTTTGAATCTTACTGTTTTCTGCACCCTGTCGGCGGCGACTATGGCGTAGTTCAGGGCATTGCGGTAGTGGTCTTGCTGGTTGCCGGTTTTGACATATCTGTAAATTACGGTATCCTTGCGGTCCGTATCCTTACTTTTGACGCAATTACAGCATTGGCGGGCAAATTCCTCTATTATCGGACTTTGGCGGGGTAGGACGATTGCTTGGTCGGCAATAACGCGGTGGGTGCGGTCAAAAATGCCGGTTCTGTAAACCTTGACGATTCCGGTGTCCTCGTTGAAATTGGCATCCTGCAACGGAGATTCTGCATATTGGCACAGAAAAATCTTACAGCCGATACTTGCCGCCGCCTTCTGGAATGAAACCGCAGCGTCCTTGTTCGGGTTCATATCGACCACACCGAATTTAATGCCAAAGCGCCGGATAAGGTCATACGGTTCTTCAAAGCCGTTTGTCGTGGTTCGTAGGCACTTTATCATCTCGTATCGCTCGTTGCCGGTGCGAATGAGGATTACGATATGTTTATTGCTGTCGTTATCAATTCCGATTGCGCAGGGGCCGGTGTGGTTCTCCGGCATACCTTCGCGGCCACAACAAGACAAAACCATACTCTTGCTCAGTTTATCCTCTTTCGAGGAATACGGCATACCGAGGTCAAGACGGTAAACGTCGCCTAAATTTCCTTGCGGCGGATTACGGAAATCTTTCAGTATGCGGGCGGGATTGTGATACAGAGAATCAAGGTGCGGCCACTGAAAGCATTGCAGGTCTTTAACGGACGGCTTTTGTGCGATATAATCACCTATTAAGACATTAAGTGGTTTATCACACTTTCGGCAACGAAGGTAGCCAAGTTCATCGCCCGCCGGCCCGTAACGGTCTTTGTAAATGCCGACCGTCTTTTCGGGGTCTTCAAGAAAATTTAGAGTAGAGCAATTCCAATGCCCGCACGAACATTTCAAAAACCAGTATTCTTGGTCGCTCGCCTGCCAAATAAGGTCAATGCCCCTGTCCTCGTCAGACGGATTGGCAATAAGAACTTCCCGCTTGTTACCCTTTATACCGTCAAAACAAGCGTTACCTGTCCTGCCGCGAGCCTTAGCAAGCGCTTCGGGGTCAAATTGGTCAACTTCGTCACCAACAATCATATCGACCTGGATACCTGAAAGTTTGGTCGAGGTCTTTGCGCCAGTGGCCTCGTCAGACGGGTCAAGTCGCGCACCTCGAAGATACAGGTTCTTACCGTTGACAATCTTGAGTTTTGTAGTATCAGTTTTGCTGCCACCGGACTTGATATATTTGCCGATTGTATGCGGATTGTGCAAAAACAGTGGATTAAAGCGGCTTTTGCTATAGTCCTGAACATCGTCGTTTGTTGGGAACATATATAACACGCCCTGCGATGCGCGACCATAAATACAGGCGTGAATCGAGGGTAGGATACCCATACTTTCACTGAACCCGCCCCCCGTTCCTTTCATTGCACTCTTGCAGGGATGGTCAGATAGCATAGGCTTAACAAGGTATGGCCGGTCGTCAAAGGAAAATAGATTGCCGTTGGCGAGCTTGATATTTGACAGTTTCGCCCAAATCGCGGGATTCATCGCCATTTTCGCTCGGACAATCTGCTCTTTGGTGAATTGCGGTTCGCTCATACAATCGTTATAGACCTCCTGACCGGAATTTGCAAATAATTTTCAGATTTCTCTTGACTTCCCGCTTTTTTATGGTAAGTTCTTATTCCGTTATGGGCTGATTGCCCTTTAAGAATAGAAATGAGCTTTGCAATGAATAATGTAAACGAAAAATTAAAACTTGACGTCAAAAGAACGAAGGCCGGTGAGTCCGCAAAGCTCGCTCCGGCCTTCTTCGTTTTTATGCGGGGCTGTATTCGGGCTAAGGACATAGCAGGATGCGATTGACACTTGCCATAAAAAGGAAAACTTATGGATGCCACAAGTTACAAGGCGTTATCCGGCAGCCCCGCACCTTTTTGCAGGAGGATAGATGAATAAAAAGCAATGCGCCCCATCAGCAACAAACTGTGCTCGTTGCGATAAAGTATCTGCTTGTTTTCCAAATACGTCTGTGCCAAAAAAAGTGAATACTGGCAGACCATTACGTTTGACTAAAATAAAATGCCTACACTGCGGTCATATCTATAACTGGAATGACTTTGAATGTATCGAGTGTGGCTCAAAATATATAACTTTGGCGAGAAAGCAACCTAAGAAAAGTAAACCTGCCGATTCGTTAGGCGGCAAAGATAACGCATAACCCTGATGCGGGGAATGGCTGAGGCGTAATCTTGATGTATAAAAAATTTAGCGAATATGTTATACGAGATTCAATCCTGCGAATGATGGGATTTTTGAGCTACAAGTCGTATCTCGAAAGCCCGCTATGGAAATCAATCTGGCGCAGAGTAATGAAACGAGACAAGGGGCTTTGCCAAGTTTGCAAAGTAGATGTATGCGATTCCCCCGTCAAGCATTTTCAGTCGGTTCTACTGAACGATATGTTTATCCCATACAAACGGCATCTGATTTCTGCGGAGAGTTCGCAGAGAAGGAGAAAAAATGGAAAAGTGGTATGTAGTTCATTGTAAAGGGAAGTATTTGGAGGACGGTATTGATTTGATGGAATTTACTGATTACGAAGAAGTTAATATATTTCTATCTGAAAAGAAAATTGGAAATCCAAGAGGAACGCCCCTGTGGGTGTTTCACGGAAAACTATTTGGATGCGAAGAATACCAGGTAGAGACTAAGATGCGAATAAAAATGGACGGTAGAGGAGAGCCGTTATGAAGTGCGAAGATTGCAAGTTCTACGACAAATTAACAGATGAACGCGGTGCTTGTTTTCGTTATCCACCACAAGCTAAGAGTGGCGACATTGGGATTTTTCCTCAAGTGAGGTCAAAATCGAATTGCGGAGAGTTCGCAGAGAAGGAGAAAAAATGATTACTACGATATTATGTTTTGTGTTTGGCGGAATTATCCTGTTCTCAATAGGGGTTGGCGTTGGTCTGATTCTCAGAGAAGAACGTGCAATTAAGCAGGGTTGGATAGAAAGCAAGGGCAAACTTTACGATGTCACGTTGAAACCCTAAAGCATCTTCCTCTTTAGTTTCCCGATAACCTTATTCTCAAAGGCCAGCAGTTGCGTCTGCGCCTCTGTAATCGCTTCTTTTTGCTTTGTCGTCGTCTGCGGGTCGTTCAGTGCGACGAACATAGTCATAAGCTGGCTAAAGAGTTTGTCGATGTCATCGAAACAGGCAAGTCTGTGTTCTTTGGAAATTATAACCACTTTTATTCCTCATCTAAATTTCCATTGAGAGCATCTTCGTAAGCATTAAAATAATCTTCTCGCTCGTTTTTGCCCACACCCAAGCGTTGCCTGTCCTTATTTTCGTTATGGTCAACGCCCGCAATCGCCTTATTGCAAGCAGAACAATGCGGGCCTGAATCATAGAAGGGGTTGCCACAATAATCACAATATCCTTTTGGTTCGCGGGCCATATCAGTTGAAAAACCAGAAGAAGTCAATCTCGAAGCATCTTTTGGCCGCAGGTGAAAAATAGTGATACATACAAAGTCGTTTCATTGTCAAGAGTCCGGCCATATTATCCTTTCAGAGCAAAAAACAGGGTAGAAGTCTTGCGACAACTACCCCGTTAGGAGGATAGAAAAACTGTTAATATCCCAATTTCTTTAATTCGTCGACCGTCGCCGCATTTACTGTGCTGGCGGAAATCACATTGCCTGGTATTTCAGTGGTTGTAATAGAGGGAGTTCCGGCCTTCACGGCCACAGCGGTAGCGACATCATCAAGGGCGGCAGTGACCTGACCCTTCCGATACGTTTGCCAAGCGCCCGCCAATACCGAAACCAGCAAAGCTATGCCGCCTACAATCTCGCCATAGGGCGGCGGTATGGCCGGAGCTACGGCGGCAACAGCAGTTCCAATTGCCTGCCCCTGTTGAACAACAGCATCAGTTTTCTTCATCTGGCTCTCACTGCATCCGGCAATAAAAGCCAAACCCAATACCAATACTAATAATCGTTTTTGCATAAGATTTCCTTTCTAATTACACGGTTCAACGAAGAACAATACCTGTTTCTTGTTAATCACAATCGTAACATCAAGTTCGGCGGTGTAAGAATCCATTATACGGACTACACCCTTGTAAGTTCCGAGGGGGGCTTTGGCGTAATCAATCGCAATCCGGTACATATAAAATGTATTCGGGTCGCCCAAACTGGTGATGGGAACGTAATTACAGTCGGGCGGAACTACGACCCTCATCTGAGAAGGCATCTTATTGCACTCCGCCGCCCACTGTGTCATAGTTATCCGCTCGCCTGTGTTTCTGGCCTTGAAATACTGGCTTGGGAAAAGGTCAATATCCATTACTACCTTATTGGGGTCTGACGGCTGCGGAATCGTCGTAACTCCCGAATAAATCCAGATAGTACCGGTATTGGCATCTTTGTAATAGGTGTCGTTCCCGCCTCCGCAGCCGGCAACAGACGGCCATACAGGAATCAGGATAAACAACAGAACAACGAGAATAAGGTTTTTCATAATTGTCACCTAAACCCCAATCGTTTCTTAAAATCGTCGAGCGTAAACGTTAATTCAACATCGTCGAGTTTAACTCTGACATCGGCGTAATCTTTGGTTTCCTGCACATTGGTTTTAATCCAACGTATTACACCTTCGCAATCGTTACAGGTAAATTGGATGCCTGTCGCCTTGTGAACAATTATTTGTTTGCCGGACGCTGAGCCAATTTCGTAAATTTTGGTTTCCATTACAGTTTCACCTTCATTTTTCTCCTTTCCCGCATTATACATCAACCCTATCCCCCAGTCAATGCCGCCAGTTATCATAAATACATTGTTCCAATGCGCGTTCTTATCTCTTTGATATTTAATGTTTGGCATTGAATCACTTAGCTCACCAAGCTATCAGGTATATCAAAAAATCCTTGTTGGCCTTTATATGGCATCGGGTTAATTCGACGAACGTTGCGGGTTTGCCATACATAGCGGCCTATCGTGTAATCCCCAAAGGCAAATTCGTGACTTGACGGCATATTCATTGGGGCCATTGTGATTTTCTGGCAATCCAGCAAATCAACAACTGCGATAATCTGACCAAAGGGAAGATATGCTTCAAGATTCCCATAATGAAGTTGGCCTAATTCGCCAATTATTATCGATTTGAAGGGTTCAGTGGTGCAAAGTAATTCTAATTGAGGATTCCATCTTTTCGCTGCGTGAATTGCCAGTGGCCCACGATATGACGTAGGCCAAGACCGCGTCTCAAATCTCTTTTTATCAATCGCCATCAAAAACGCCCACGGATTCCATAAACTTATACATTTCATATTTCACCTGCCTGGTGCGTCAAATGATTCGTTGCCATCTTTTTAGCCACCGATTTCACCGATTTCTCTATTTTCAATCTTCAATTTCACTACGCATCCAATCCTGCACGGCTCTTGAAACAAGACATTCTCCGTTTTTGTCAAAGCCGTCCAATTCCTCACACGCCAAGCCGACAATCTCCATCAGCCCCCGCGATTTCTCGAAGTCCGTGGCGGTTCTATCTTCCGCGACGGCCTTAATTGCCTTTTTCGCCGCAACCACATTGTCATCGTGAATACTCATTTTGCTCCTATATTCTAATTTTTAATCACCGCCGCAAGGCAGATTTATGCAGTAACAAATTTTCATAAAACCTTCGCCGTTTCGCTGGCCTTAATCGGTTGCATAGAATAATTCTCTAATCTGAAAAAGTAATGGTATAGGTATTTCGTGTTCAGCGAATAAGCGATTTTGCGATACCAATAATCCATCAGTTTTTCTTTATGTAGTCGCGGGGCTTCTTTGACTGTTTCGATATAACCTTGTTCGTTAATCATATACAAGCCGGCATAAGAAGGAACATCAATTGCCCGCAAATTAAGATGAAAAGGAACGACATAAACAAAGTAATTCGGTATCCCTTTTTTGTCTTTCGTCCTGCCATTCCACCATAAGCGCGGGGTATTTGTAAAAACATCGGAATAATTTTGATGTTTCTCTCTTTTTTCTTTATCGTGACAAAAATCTGCCCGCGATACTTTAATCTCAAATTCAGTAGCATATCCCGAACGGGTCAACCGCAATACGTCCATCTCACCATATCCGCCACAAACATTGGGTATCATAAAATTGCCCGATGAGTGCCAGTTTTTAATTACCTTTAATTGGACATCATATTCCGTCATATCGCATCCTTACTATGCAGTAACAAATAGAGGAAAAGGTCATTATTCCTTCTCCTCTTTGGGACGGTAATTGGGCATCGTTTTAGGATTACAAATTCCTATTCTATCCTCGGCACATCCAGATTTAGTCATATTCTCGCACGCTTCACAGCTTTTCTCTTTCGGCATTTCGGCTTCGTAAATTCGAGAACAGTCATTGCCGGACTTCTCGTCGGCAAGAGCAAGGGCGGCTTCGTCGTCTGAATAATTAACATCCCAAACCGCTTCTCCGTCTTGGTATATAACCAAAGCCCTGTAACGCTTGGCTATATCTGCCAGCTTCTCAATCAGCGTCTTGTCGGCGGCGTGCTCTGCTATAAGAGCATCAACGTCAATCTTCTTCGCCAATGGAATCTTTGGTGCTTTTACAGAATCATAGGCATATACAAGCTCGTTTAGCCGTTCCACCTCCGCCGCAAGGATGGAAATCCGACCATTTTTAGAATCTATTACTGTCTGTCTGTGTTCAGCAACGCCTTGCCGTTTTTGACATTCTTTCAACTCCGCAATCTGCTTGTCCTTCTCGGCCTGTTTCTCCTGCGCGCTCTTGCCGACTACTTGTTTGTGTATTTTTCTTAATGCAGCTAAGTCCTCTTTCTGCTCTTTAAGGGACGGGCGTTTCTTAAATTCTATCAGACTCATTTTCTTCTCCTTTCACGTCTTAATTTTTTCTGCGAGTCACATCCAAAAAAAATCGCAGGCCGCGCCACGCTTAACTGCCTTGCAAGGACAACATAACTCGCGTTTTTTCTTTGTCTTAGCCATAATCACGCCTTTCCTGCCCGCCTAAGAGTAAGTTTGGGTTTCTTGGCGGGATAGTGAGCAGTAATTTGGTCAACTGCGAACCACCCCGTTTCGCCTTTATTGTTCTTACAAAGAAACGGCAATACGCCTTTCAAGTCATCTACCTCCACAATCAAGACATATTCCGCCTTTCTCTCGCCAAAGAAATCACGGCCTTCGCCAACATCCACCCTGTCCCCAACCTTAATCTTGCTAATATCTATTTTCTTTGCCATTCTATTTCTCCTTCCGGCTTAATGCTATTGTTTAACTTAGCCTTTTAATCCATTTTGTTTTGGGCGTTACAGGAAACGCACAATGTCCCATATCTTTACAAAACCATACCGTTCTTTTATCGTCTTTTTCTCCGCCAACTGAACTGGCTGGAAAATTAGTCGGGAATCCGGTATTGCCGCACTCAGGACAGACGGGGGCGAGTTTTTCTTCGTGATACAACCGCAACGCCTCATTTTCATCTTTGGCAGAAAATTCCTTCTTCTCCTCCTCGACAATCTGTATGTCGTCGGCTGTAATCTCAAAATCTCCCGCCCACTCCTTTTCGTGTATTCGCAGTTTGCCATTTCTCACAATTACTTTTTTCATTTTATCACTCCTTCTTTATCGTCGTCCTGACCGTAACGTATTCCCAGGTTACTCCACGTTTATTCTTAACCCCGCGATGCTCCCGAAGATGATGCCGGCTCTGACCCTGCTGCGTAGCAAAGATAACCCCGCACAACAAGCACTGCCGGCAACGAACTGACTTTGAGGTAAAGGTCATCCGAACATCCCCCATTCCGTGCTGCCTATGCGACGACGGATAT